CAGGAACTTCTGGAAGTAGTGGTACAACCGGAACTTCCGGTTCTTCTGGATCCTCAGGATCTAGAGGTTCTTCAGGGTCTTCTGGTTCTACAGGTACATCAGGAAGCTCTGGATCAACTGGCACTTCAGGTTCATCAGGTTCTACAGGATCTAGTGGATCTTCTGGATCTACAGGATCATCAGGATCGAGTGGAAGCAGTGGAGCGAACGGTACATCAGGGTCTTCAGGAACATCAGGAGCTAACGGAACTTCTGGTTCTTCCGGTACCAGTGGCGCTAATGGAACATCAGGATCTTCAGGATCTTCTGGAGCAAACGGAACATCCGGCTCTTCTGGTACATCAGGAGCTAATGGTGCGAATGGAACTTCTGGGTCTTCTGGTAGCGCAGGAACTTCTGGAAGTTCAGGTAGTAGTGGATCTAGCGGTGCTAACGGCACTAGCGGATCTAGCGGGTCTAGTGGTTCTACTGGTACTTCAGGATCCTCAGGTTCTACTGGAACTTCTGGAAGCAGTGGTAGTACAGGAACTAGCGGTAGCTCAGGTTCAACAGGTACAAGCGGATCCTCAGGATCTTCTGGTACAGGATTTACAACTATATCTAATGCTGCTAATGATAGAGTCCTTACTTCTACAGGCGCAGCAAATGATGCAAATGCTGAATCTAACTTAACTTTTAACGGAACTACTCTTACTGTAACTGGAAATATTAGTTCTACAGGAACTATTACAGCAAATACACTAGTAGTTCAAACCGTTTCTTCTTCTGTAATTTACAGTAGTGGAAGTAATATATTCGGAGATAGTACAGCTGATACCCATGATTTTACTGGTTCAGTAAGAATTACAGGATCTTTAAGGATACCTACAGCAGCATCAAATCCAGCTGGTACAGCGGCAGGTCAAATATATTATAATACATCAGATAATAACATTTATAGATATAATGGAACTACTTGGGTAGCTGCTGCAGGTTCTTCAGGTACCTCCGGTAGTTCGGGATCCTCTGGATCAACAGGTTCTTCTGGATCAAGCGGTTCAACAGGAACTTCAGGGAGTAGTGGTAGCACAGGCACAAGTGGATCTTCTGGAACCTCAGGAGCTAATGGGGCTAATGGTTCTTCGGGCTCATCAGGTACCAGCGGAGCTAACGGCAGTAGTGGCAGTAGCGGAACATCAGGTAGTTCAGGAACTAGTGGAGCCAATGGTGCAAATGGTTCATCAGGTTCTAGTGGTACATCAGGAGCTAATGGTACTAGCGGTTCTAGTGGATCTACCGGAACAAGTGGGTCTTCTGGATCATCAGGTTCCACAGGATCTTCCGGTTCTTCCGGTAGTACCGGCTCCTCAGGATCCTCTGGATCAACAGGTTCTAGCGGCACATCAGGTGCAAACGGAGTTAATGGTAGCTCAGGTTCTTCCGGATCAACAGGAACTAGTGGATCATCAGGCTCAACAGGTACATCTGGAAGCTCTGGGTCCACAGGTACTTCAGGGTCTTCTGGTAGTAGTGGTACAGGCTTTACAACTGTGGCTAATAACGCAGACAATAGGATATTAACTTCAGATGGAACTACAAATGCTGCAAACGCAGAAGCTAATTTAACATTTACAGGAACAGCATTAGTATTAACAGGTAGTTTAACTATAACTGGAAGTTTAACAATTAATACAAATGGTGACCCTAGAGTAATAGGATCAACTTTTCGTGCCGCAGGAGCGGTTGGACAAAACATATATATAGGACATGCTGGTACTACAAATACTTTTGCAGCTGGTAACGATGCTAGTTTTAACACATCTGTAGGAGTAACCGCATTAGATTCTAATACTAGGGGAAATTTAAACACTGCTGTTGGCTGGTCCGCAGGATCTGCTATTACTACAGGTGTTCAAAATACGGCTGTAGGAGCTCTAAGCTTAAATAATTCATTAGTAAATAGTAACAATACTGCTATTGGATACCAATCAATAACTAATGCTGATGGACTTCAAAATACAGCGTTAGGATCAAATGCTGGAAGTAATATAACAGGATATATAACATCATCAATATATATAGGATACAATGCATTTGGTCTTAATGCTGGTGGTTTAAGTGGACAAACTAATAATGAAATCGTAATAGGAGCTGACACCACAGGATTTGGATCAAATACAGTTGTTTTAGGCAACTCAAATATAACAAAAACAATACTACGTGCTAATGTAGGTATTGGAAATACAAACCCAACTCACTCATTAACAGTACAAGGATTTGTAACAGCGTCTGCTTTTACAGGCTCGTTTAGAGGAGATGGATCTGCACTTACTGGAGTAGTAGCTTCAGCAGCTCCTGGAGGAGTAAACACAACAGTGCAATTCAATGATGCAGGATCTACATCAGGATCAACATCATTTACTTTCAATAAGAATACGAACACTGTTACCATGCAAGGTAGCGGCTCTACTTTACTGGTGGTTACAGGAAGTAGAGGGGAGTTATTCAAAGTATCTGATAGTGGATCTTTAACCACCTTAGCTGCATTTACTTCTGGAAGTGTTAACATACTTGAAATAACAAATACAGGTATTGATATAACAGGCTCCCTAGAGGTATCTACCACATTTACAGCATCCCTCCAAAGTGGATATGTTTGGGTTGGAGGTCCTAATAACAGAACTATAACCATACCTACTTCTTCTATAGGAGGATCATCAACAGGCGGATCTTCCGCTGCTTCAAGTTTATTCTTATTTTTTAACTATTAAAAAAAACATATATGCCAGCAAATACAACACCTATTTTTCCATTAAGCCCTATTTACAAACATGCTGTAATAACTGCTTTAACAACAGATAGATCAGGAGCAACAACCACAAACTTACAAACGTTAATTACTGGAGCTACAAATGGAACCAAAATAACTCAAATAGGAGTAAAATTTCAAGGAACTTCTGTAGCAGGGTCTATATTAATATTTGTAACAGATACAACAGGAGCTAACTTAGAGTTGTTTGATGAGATACAAGTAACAGCGGTTACAGCGAACGATACAACACCTTCTTTTAGATCGGTAAACTTATACAATGATTTTCAAATAGCATCAGGTCAATTAGTTAGAGTAGGCATGACAACAATATCGGGAACCGTTGCCTCAACCGTTTTCTGTATGGCTGGGGACTATTAAAGAAATTTATTATGTGGGCAGCAAATAGTTTTAAAGGAGATATAACGCATAACCAATGGTATGACTACTCTGGCACTTCCAGAATAGTTGGATGGAGTTCTTTTACTAAAAAAGTACTGTTTGTAAACTATAGAGAAAATGTAATACATGTTGTAGTTACTTTATTAGGCACTAGTAATAGTACAGCAACTAACTTTACATTACCTATTAATGTATGTACTGAAAGTTTTAGGATATTTAACGGGGCTCTTTTTTGTACCGGGACTGCTGTTAATAATGGAGTTGTGAGTTACGCTCGTTTACAGCCTCTTACCCCTTTTCCTGGACTTACTGTAGGAACTTATACTATAACTGTGAACTGTGCTTATGGAGTTGTTGGAGGTGCGCAAGCAACTTGGACAGCTTCTGGTACTAAACTAATATCTTCTTGTTTTGTATTACCTTTAATGTAAAATAACATGTTAAGTAATTTTAGTAAACTGACATTTCCTAACAATGGTTGGCAAGATATATTTCCTAGTAATGTAATAGGATGGACATTTCCTCCTAATGCAACTAGATATATAAAATATAAGTTTATTGAAAAGAATTTAGTTATGGTGGTATTTAGGATTGATGGAACTAGTAATTCAACAACAACATCTTTTACATTACCCTTTTCTTTTCTAAGTCCTTCTATAACCGGAGGAACAATAGTAGTTCCTATAACTGTAGCAAATAACAATACAACTATATGGGGACAGTTAACAATAACTAAAGATCCGAGAACTGGAGGCATGCTATGTACAGGCACACAAGGAACCAGTGCAACATGGACTGCTTCTGGAAACAAACAATTTAGAGGAATGTTTTTTGTACCCGTTCAAGCTTAAAATATGTTTACTCAATTTAATTTTCAAGACTTTCCAGATACAGGGTGGGTAGATTTTTCAAATGATGCTACTATAGTAGGATGGTCTTCTTTTGATACTAATGGAAGAATTTTAATATACAAAATAGTAGATAACATATTATATGTCATATACAGATTAGATGGGACTAGCAATTCTACTACAACTTATTTTACTATCCCAGTAAATTTAAAAAGAGAATTTGAAAACAGACAAACTCCTGGTGTAAGTGACTCAAATTCTTTCTATATACCTTACTCTTGTAGCAGTACAAACAATGGTACTTTAAATGCAGGAACTTTATATGTATATAAAAGAACTACTGTACAAACAGCAAAAGGTGGATTGTATTGTTTAGGTTCATATGGAACAACAGCTGGACATAATACTGTATGGACAGCATCCGGAACTAAAAGACTAAGAGGACAATTTTTCTTACCAATTTAAAATTTTACAATTATGACAGATTATGCAACTTGGAATGTAGCAACTTGGAGAATACATTCAATTGTGGAATGGAGAGGTTTAAATCAAGATGTAATAGATGCGTTAGGAACTATAGAAGACGATAAAAAAAGAACCATATCTACAAACGCTTGGCAATCTGCTGCTGAAGTAAACAGAGCTAGCGGACTTGTATTATATATACAATCTCAATTAGGATTAACAGATGCTGAAGTAGATGAGATATTTACTGAAGCTGAACAAATAAATTTAGATAATTTCTAAGATGTCTCTATCAATATACAGTAATTCTTTTAAATTTTTTAGTGGTACTTTTATTATAGGAGGATACCCTTCTTCACCAATTTTTCAATTAGTTACTGGATCATATACTACAACAGGACTTAATAATTTTACAGTACCTGTAGGAGTGACTGAGATATACACACTTTTAGTAGGAGGAGGCGGTGGAGGTGCTGGATCTGAAGGAGATAGGAATGAAGGTTATGGAGGCGGAGCCGGAGGTGCTTTAGCATATGGTAATATATCTGTTACAGAAGGTGAAATTTTAAGATTTTTTGTAGGAGCTGGGGGGACAGCTGGTGCAAATGGTGGAGGAAACGGAGGTGCTGGGGGGACAACTTACGTAAGTTCTTCTGCTGGTATATTAATACAAGCTGGTGGAGGTGCAGGAGGACAGGAGAGATCTACAGCTGCAGCAGCAGGAGGTATATCTACAGGTAGCTTTAGAGAAGGTGGAGGAAACGGAGGTGCTGGAGGTGCTGCAACTGGTAACGATACTGGTGGTGGAGGCGGAGGCGCTGGTGGATACTCTGGAAATGGAGGTAATGGAGGCGGTACTGGCGCAGGAGCAAATGGAGCAGGAGGTGCTGGCGGCGGTGGCGGAGCTACAAACTCAGGATTGGGATACGGAGGAGGCGGTGTGGGAATTCCTACTTCTGGATCTAACGGAACCGGAGGTGCCTTAAATGCTGTAGGTACTGGAGGTTCTGGAGGGAATCCTGGAACAAGAGGTGATGGCGGTCTTTATGGCGGTGGCGGAGGTGCTAGAGATGATGATTCTGCTGGAGGAGGAGGCGCTGGCGCACAAGGTGTAATATACATCTCATACTATACAGGTAGTGGAGGCAGTGGCGGAGGCGGCGGAGGAGTTACACAAATAGTAACTGCAAGTTTGACTCATAGATTTGACGCAGGAGACGCTGCTTCATACGCAGGATCAGGAAATGTTTGGACTAACTTAGCTGGCTCTAATAATTTAGCTTTAGTAAATTCTCCTGTGTTTGTTTCAAATGCATCTGCTAGTAGGTTTGTTCTTGATGGAATTGATGATTTTATGTCTGGTTCTGGTTACTTAACAGGATCTGCGCCTAAATCTCATACATTAAATTTGATTATGTCTTTGGGACCATTCCCTTCTAATGCAACAACTTATCGTTTCTTTGGAGATAACTCTAATCCTACTTCATACAGAATGGGACAATGGGCAACAGGATTAGGACCAGGAGAAGTAGAATTTACAGTATCCACTCCTACTAACTTTGCTAACATATATACTGTGTTCCCTAATCAGTTTATATCGCAAAGTCAATTAGGCATGTTTACTTTTGTAAGTTCAAATACAAGTGTTGATTTTTATTTAAACGGATCTCTTTTAGGACAAAGTACAACTGATACTTTTTCTGATAATAACTTTATAAGTGCGACAAGAACATACTTTTTAGGAGCTGCTAGTGGAACTCCTTCAAGTCCTATATCAATGTCAATAGCACATATGATGTGGTACACAGCTTCATTATCAGCAGCAGATGTATTACAAAACTACAATGCTTTAAAAGGAAGATATGGAATTTAGCAATATTAATTTTTTATAAAAAATATATATAATTTATACAAAAAATATATATTTGCATATATTTATTATTGTAAATAAAAACCAATTTATGAATCCAGTATTTATTTTTATCCCTGTTGCAGCTGCAATAGTATTGTTTTTTATCTTTAGGCCATCTAAAAAAGAAAAGCCAATCGTAGATGTGATGCCAAATCCATCTGATCCAGTTTTTCAAGTTGCAGTTAACGAAGAAATGCTAGCCCCAGCTACAGAATCTGTAGCTATGCCAGAACCGTCTGTAGCTATGCCAGAACCAACAGCTCCTGTATGGGGAACTACTGAACTTCCTTCAGAAGCAGCAGTCGCTGAACCAGTAGAAGAGGTTAAGCCAAAAGCAAAAAGAACAAAAAAACAAGCCCTTAAAAAATAAGTAGCCTGTGAACAAGCTATTGGAAATAGCATCATCGTGGATAGCTGCTGCGAATCCTACTCAAGAAGAGAAAGAAAGAGCAGAAAAAAGAATATCCGTGTGTGATAGTTGCGAAGAAAATAGATTAAGCGAAGTCCTACAATATCATTATTGTGGAAAGTGCGGATGCCCCCTAAAGAAAAAAATATTTTCCCCCTTACCGGGGAAAGAGGCGTGTCCCTTAGAGAAGTGGGAAATATAAAACAAATAATATGGCACAAGTTATAGATTTGACTCAAGAAGAGATTGAAAAATTAAGAGATTTAAATGATAAGTTTGGAAAAACTCTTAATTCTATAGGAGATCTTGAGATTAAATTGAATCTTATTAGGAAGAAAGAAGAGGAATTAAAGAAAGAAAAAGACCTATTATTCTCTGATTATGCAAAACTCAGAGAGAAAGAAACAGAACTTTCTCAAGATTTACTTAAAAAATACGGAGAAGGCACTATAGACTTGTCTGCCGGAAAGATAGAAGTAGCTTAATAAATATTGTTCTGTCATTTTTTGCTGAAAATTATTGATATTTATTATCGTATCAATACATAATATTTTTCAAATTTTATAGAAAATGACAGAACAAATTCTTTCCGCTGGCGTTTATGCCTACGAAAACGATCAGAGCTTCTATACGCAAGGCGTTGAACAAACGGCTCTTGCAATAGTAGGACCTACTGAAAAAGGCCCTGCATTCGTTCCTACGGATGTTACCAGCTACGGTCAATTCACTGCTATTTTTGGCGCAGACAGTGCTAATAGCTATGTACCTCAAACTGTTTATAGCTACTTACAAGCTGGAAACACAGCAAAAGTAACTAGAGTTCTTGGTGATGGTGGATTTATATACGGTCTTACAAGGCCTATATCTGCTATTATAAGCGGCTCTACAATAGTAGCTGTACTTTACCCTACTAAAAATGATACCGCTGCAGTAGCAATCCATACAGGATCTTCTGTAGGAGGTACTTATAATGCTTTTAATGGTAAATTCTGGGCTTATACAGGTACAGGAACATTTAGCTCCTCTTTTAGTGCGTCTTTAAATCCTACATCTGCTACTTATATTTCTAAAGTATTAGGAACAGATGAGAATTCTCAAACAGGATCCATATTCCCATACTTGCTTTTCAGTAACTTTATTACTGGAAGTGGAGTAGCGGCATCTTCTTATGGAGGAACTATAAACAGTGATTTAGTTTTTACAACAACTGCTTGCGAATTTACTAGTTCTAATCCTGGTGGGTACGATCACGGATCTACTCCATGGGTAGTAGCAGATAGCGGTGTTGAATTATTTAAATTCCACCACAGGTCTGATGGCTTCAAAACAAATAAAGACGTTAAAGTAGCAATAGCTAACATAAGCCAAGGTTTAACTGCTGCTGATTATTCTACTTTTGACGTAATTGTTCGCCAGTGGAATGATACAGACAGGTCTCCTTCAATTCTTGAGCAATTTGTTGGAGTGTCTATGGATCCTGATGCTGCTAACTATGTAGGCAAAATGATCGGAGACACCTACTCAGCTTACAGCTCAACTCTCGGAAGAGTAGTTAAGTACGGAGATTTTGACAATAGGTCTAACTATATTAGAATAGAAGTTGCTGGTGCTGTATCTGGAAAAGCAACACACCCACAGCTATACCCTAATGGACACAAAGCTATCTACGAAACAATAGCAGGATTTGCTTCAGTTAACTTGCCTGCTGCTTCTATGGTATCTAGCACAGCATCTAGTGCAACATACTCTGGATTTGATTATTCAAATTCTGATAACTGGAACTATCTTAACCCAATTCCTACCGGAGCTGCTACAGGTTCTAATGCTATATTTACTAAGCCTGCTGGTGATAATAAGTTTATACTTCCTTTCCAAGGCGGAACTGATGGTATGAACTACACGACTATAAAGAAGAAAGGTGCTGATATATCAGTAAGCAATGTGTTTGGATTTAACTTGAACGGAGCTAGCGCTAACGGATCTGTTTCTTACGAAAAAGCTTTAAACATTCTTTCTAACACTGAAGAATATAATTTTGATATCTTAGCTTTACCTGGTGTAATAGAAGAGTATCATCCTTATGTAGCATCTGTTGCTGAAAATATGTGCGAAGGACGTACAGATGCAGTTTATCTTCGTGATTTAACTGGTTTGAACTCTACAGTAGCAACTGCCGTAGCAACTGCTGCTAGCTTGGATTCTAGCTACAGTGCTGCTTACTACCCTTGGGTAAAAATAAAAGACCTTAACACTACTAAAGACATCTACGTTCCTCCAACAGTAGTAGTACCTCAAGCCTACGCTTACAATGATAAGGTAGCTGCTGAATGGTTCGCTCCTGCTGGTTTGAATCGTGGTGGACTTGGTGGAGCAATTGATACCCGTGTACGTCTGACTAAGGCAGATAGGGATGCTTTGTATGCTGGCCGTGTTAACCCAATCGCTAAATTCCAAACTAGTGGAGTAGTTATCTGGGGTCAAAAGACACTTCAGATTAGAGATACCGCTCTGAATCGTATAAATGTTCGTAGGTTGTTAATCAATCTCCGTGAGTACATCAGCAACGTAGCTCTTAACTATGTGTTTGAGAACAACACCATAGCAACTAGAAACAACCTCATCTCAGCAATAACTCCGTATATGGAGAGTGTTCAAACTCGTCAAGGTTTGTATGCCTTCCGTATCCAGATTGATGACACACTGAATACCAATGATGTGATAGATCGCAATCAGCTGATAGGTAAGATTTATGTATCTCCTGTTAAGTCTATCGAATTCATCTTGTTGGAATTCAATATCACAGCTACTGGAGTTAATTTCGGATAAGTTAATATTTATTAATAGAATAAATTAAAATAAAATGGCTTTACTTAGTACAGATGAAATGTTGGGCACATTATTTGAACCCATCCTCCAACATAGATTCGTAATGTATATAGACGGTATCCCTTCCTACCTGATTAAAAAGGTAGGAGGTATCGGATACGATGATGGAGAGGTTATCATTGATCACATCAACTCATACGTAAAGTTTCGTGCTAAGCGTAGGTGGAACGATGTAACACTCAGCCTCTACAATCCAGTATCACCTTCAGGTGCACAGACTGTAATGGAATGGGCTAGACTTGGCTACGAGACTGTAACAGGTCGTGCTGGCTACGGTGACTTTTACTGGAAGGATATTACCTTCAACGCTATAGATCCTGTTGGAAACGTAGTGAATGAATGGGTAATTAAGAAGGCTTTCATTAAGAATGTATCTTCTTTCGGTGATTGGGACTGGTCTTTGGATGCTTACACCACTATTGAGATGACTTTAGGAAACAGTGGGATGATTTTAAATTTTTGATTTAGAATTATACCGGTATTACCTGTTTTTAGATTAACTTTGCTATATTTATATGTAGCAAAGTTTTTCTTTTTATGGAATGTAAGATATGCGGTAAAGTGTTTGGCAATAAAAATGGATTGTCTAAGCATTTATATAAAACACACAAGACAACAAGTATGGAATACACATTAAAATACTTGTATGATGATGTAATACCTTTGTGTAAATGTGGGTGTGGTAAAAAAGTATCGTATTTTGTAGAAAATCCTTTTAACTATAGAGAGTATGCGGGACCAGGACATTACGCAAACCACCATCCTGATGTATGGGGAGACAAGTCTGACCCTACTAGATTGGCCAAAAGTGCCGCTAAATACAAAGAAAAATATGCCAATGGAGAGATAAAACACTGGTCTAAAGGACAAACTAAAGAATCTAACGACACTCTTAAAAATTATAGTTATCTATTTAAAAAAGAAAACTCTCCTGAAAGGGCTGAAAAAATATCTAACAAGCTTAAAGGGAAGAAGAAGTCTGAGGAGCATGTACAGAATTGGAAAGCGAAAATGACGCACTACTGGGAATCCCCAGAGTATAGAGAGAAGCTATCTAAGAGTCACATAAACCACCTTATTAATAGTCATAAGCAGTATACTTCTAAATTAGAAACCTATTTTCAAGAGACTTATCTGGACCCTTATAATGTAGACTACACTAAATTTTACTATGTAGAGAGTATAAAGGCGTTTTATGATTTTTATATACCCTCTTTAAAAATAATAATAGAAACAGACGGAGACTTCTGGCATTGTAACCCAGACATACACGGAGAGCCGGATTTTGAATTCCAAAAAACAAATATAGAGAAGGATCACATTAAGAACAAATGGTGTGCAGAAAACGATATTACAATACTTAGATTCTGGGAAAATAAAATATACAACTCTCCAGAAGAAGTGTTAAATACTCTTATAGAGGCTGGGATAATCCCACAGACCTGATATTTATTTATGGCGGGTTTTTTAATGTACATACTATGAATACACATAAATACTTTATCGCTTTTGTTAAAGCCGAGTGCCGAAAAGAAGGTGTTAAATGTGATTTAAGGAATACAAAGTATGTAAAAGTTACTAATTCTATAAAAGCTTCCGGATATTTTGACGAATCTGTTCCCACATTAGTTTGTTCTATGGGTAGAAAAGATTCAATAGAGATATTAGTTCATGAGTATTGTCACTTAACTCAATGGAGAGAACAAATCCCTTTGTGGAAAGATTGTGTCAAGAGTTGTGCTAAATTAGATGAGTGGTTATCAGGAAATTCTGTAGTCGGTATAGAAAAGCATGTAGCAAACTGTAGAGATTTAGAATTAGATAACGAAAAAAGATCTGTAGCCTTAATAAAAGAGTTTGAACTTCCTATAGATGTAGAAAGCTACACAAGAAAAGCAAACTCTTATGTTCATTTCTATAATTACATGTTAATGTCTAGAAGATGGTGTTCAACTAAAAACAGTCCGTACACTAATAAAAGGCTAATAGAAAACATGTCCCCTAAATTTAATATGAATTATAAGAAACTTTCTAAGAAAATAGAGAAGATATTTATAGAAGAAGGATTCTAATCTAATATTTATACACTAAATTTGATATTTATATACACAAATTGCATTATAAAATGAAGCAAACTGAAAAACTTGACAATCTTATTGTTAAAATACTTAAAGAAGAGTTGAATAAATCTCAAAAAGGACTGTTAGATGTAATTATCCCTAAAAAATTTGCTTTTGCATTAATGGACCCTAGAGTTAGCGATGATCCATCATATGTATCTTTTATGAAATCAAACGATGGTGGTACAACCTACAATCTAAAAATACAGTCAAAAACTCCTGAGTTTAAGGAGTTAAAGAAGGCCATGAGTATAATAGATAATAGTATTAGTATTGATACACCTGAACTGGAAAAAATATATAATGATATTATTTCAGGTATTGAAAAAGCTGATATAGAAGGAAGCGTAGATCTTATAAAACAAGGTCGCAAATCAGGGTTAGAAGAAGAAGAAAGGGAGTTTATAACTACAGACGGTACATCAAAAACAGTAACTCCTCAACAAAAAGCTCAAATATCTAAATTTAAAGCAGGAGATAGCATAAAGTATAACAGACCAGGAATGACAAAAGAGTCAGAAGAAATGGAAGTAGCAGACACAGAAGTACTAGAAAACGAAGTAAAGGCATCTGACATAGCTGGTCAAGTATCAGAAATAGTAGACAAGCTAAAGACAATGGCAGAAGCTAAAGACGATCCTAAAAAGCAAAAACTTGCTGAAAAGGCAATGAAGCAAATGGAATCTGCTAAGGCTGCATTAGAAGCCCTTACAGCGCATGAAATGATGCTTGAAGAGAAGAGGCAGAAGGACCAAGAAAAATTAGCAGAAAAGAATTTAAAAGGCGTTAGAAAGCATCTAACTAAACTTGTAAAAGAACCATCTATAGTAGAAAAAATATCTTCTAAGATGAATGCTAAGAGAATGGCAGAACTTAAAAGCAAAATGAAGAAAGAGTTAGACGAAGAACAACTTGCTAGAGTAATGTTACAGCAGTCCTTAAAAGAAGGCTGGATAAAATAACACCCCCTACACCCATGCAAAAGGCCCACCTAATATTGGTGGGTTTCTTTTTTACAAAAACATAAAATGGTATATTTATATATATAAAATATAGTTTATGGCAGATTTAATGAATGTTCCAACACAACCTTTAGACCTACCTTCAAGAGGTCTTCTTTATCCAGAAAGCAGTCCACTAAGTTCAGGACAGATAGAACTTTACTTACCTACAGCAATGCATGAAGACATTTTAACAAACAAAAACTTCATTCAACAAGGTGTAGTTATTGATAAGTTTTTACAAGCTATTATAGCTTCTAAAATTGATTATAACGATCTTCTTATAGGAGATAAGAATGCTATAATGATAGCAGCCAGGATATTAGCATACGGAAGTAGCTACTCCTTCAAGTATACTCCGGCAGGAAAATCAACTCCTGAAGAGGTAACTGTGGATTTATCCACACTTAAAGAAAAAGAGTTGGATTGGGCATCTATTAAGAAAGGTGTTAATGAGTTTGATTACCAACTGCAAATGTGTGGAAAGCTAGTAACTTATAAAATAGCTACTCAAAAAGATGAGAATGCCATAGAATCAGAGGTAAAAGGATTGCAAAAGATAAACAAAAATCTCTCATCAGAGAGTACTGTAAGGCTTTCTAATTTAATAGTAGCTGTAGATGGAGACAGAGATAAGAAAGTAATTAGGGATTTTGTCAAAGTAATGCCTATGAGAGATTCTCAAGATCTGAGAAAAGAAATGGCACTGAATACTCCTGATATTAAGATGGTATTTGATTTTACTTTGAGTAATGGAGAGGTAGTGGAGGGCCTCAATATCCCAATGACTCTTGACTTTTTTTGGCCTGACTTCAGAGTATAGAAACCACTTATTTGATGAATTGTTATGGCTATCTATGAATAGCAAGGGAGCTATCTCATATGAACAAGCCTATCATATGCCTACGGCGTATAGACTTATAAACATAAAAAAACTATCAGATATAATAAAGAAACATAACGAAGAGATAGAAAAAGCTAATAAAAAAGGAGGATCTCTTAGCATGGAAGACTTAGCAAAGAGAAAAGAACAAATGCCAGATTATGTGTCACCTAGAGCCGCTAGTAAAAAATAGCGGCTTTAATATTTATATATAAAGAGAAAGCATGCCTCCTCCAGTAACTCCGACTCCAACACCAGCACCAAGTCCGGCGCCTACAGCAACTCCTGCGCCTACCCAAGCGGCTACACCACCCCCTCCTAACAGCCCTTCAAACTTACTTGGGACCCCTGCTATGACTGGAGATATAGTTAAGGATCTGGTTAAGTTGAGGATGGACATGCAGGCTACCACAGGATATACAAAAGATTTAGCAAAGTATCTTCAAGTATCCTCTGAAAGTTTGAGATTTTCTTTTGAACTAGGTACAGATGTCAAGCATACTTTAGACGATACAAGACAGATAGCCAGTAAAATAGGAAGAGAGTATGTAGATCAAGAACTTGTACAAGAAAGAATTGCTTTTAATCAAAACGAGTCCCTTGCTCTTGAAGAAGCAATAGATCAGACTTTAGTAAATCTAGGAAAAACTAGAAATGATTTGGCAAATGAGCTCAATGCCATACAACAAAAAATTATAGCTAATCAAACTCAAGGAGCTAGCGCTCAAATGGCAACAGTAAGCGCTGACGAAATAGCTTTAGTAAATTTAAACAAAGAATTAGAAGTAAGAGGAAAAATAGAGAATAAATTAAATGATATAAATTCTCAATTAACCGCAGGAAATAACTTAGTTAAAGAGACACAACTAAAAGCTAGTGCGCTAGGTAGAATCTTCCAATCTTTAACAGGAATACCTTTCTTAAAAGACTTTATGGATTTTAAGAAAATATCTGATGCTTTTGGCAAAAGTACAAAAGAAGGATTTGGAGCTCTTAAAGAAGAAATAATGAGGATTGTTAAAAGTCCTTTGTTTCTGCTAGTAGTAGGAATCACAGCGTTGGTAGGCCTAATCAGATCTTTAGTAAAGGCAACTCTAGAGTTTGATGCTCAATTAACACAAGTAGCGAATAACCTAGGAATGGCTAAAGAGTCTACTATAGGACTATTAGATAATTTTAGAGCTATATCTGCTAATAATGAGGTTTTGGTGCAAGGGTTAGAAAGATCTTTTTTATCTGTAAAAAATCAATCACTTGCCACAGCAGAACTACAGGAGATTTTAGAAACTAATTCTCTCTTTAGTGCTAAAATGGTTCAAAGTCAAATTTTGCTTACAAAGCAAATGGGACTGTCAAAAGATGAAGCGGCAGGTATACAGAAGTTTTCTTTATTAACTGGAAGATCTGCAGATAGTATTTTACAAAGCGCTATAAGACAAAACAATACAGCGATGTCTTATAGAAAGATAATAACAGAGATAGCAAAGGTCAACTCTGAAATTTCTGTTATGTATAAAAATAATCCTGATTTAATAGCAAAAGCTGTTATAGAAGCCAATAAATTAGGAATATCTTTAGAACAGTCTAAACAAATATCTAAAAGTTTATTAGATTTTGAAAGTTCTATATCAGGAGAACTTGAAGCGGAGTTATTAACGGGTAGAAGATTTAATTTTGAGAAAGCGAGAGCTTTGGCATTAGACGGAAAGTCAGTGGAAGCATCTAAAGAACTGCTTGATCAAATGGGAGGTCTTAATGGATTAACAAAGTTAAATGTTATTCAAAGAGAAAGATTAGCAGCCTCTATAGGATTATCAGCAGAAGAACTTACTAAATCTGCTAGAGAAGCCGAGATATTAAAAAATCTAGGGTTTGAAAATAGAAATGCTTTAGAAGAACAATACGAATTACTAAGACAAAGAAATGATAAAGAGGGAATGGCCGCATTAATGGCGGCTGCTAGAAAGAAAGAAGGTGGTGAAATCCTTTTACAGGATATAGCAAGAGCTAACTTACAACAAAGATTTGAAGAATCTGTTGAGAGAATAAAACAGATATTTACAGAAATGGCCGCAGGCCCTTTAACTAAAGTATTAAATTTTATAGCAAAAGTATTAGAAAATACAACATTGTTAAAAGGTATACTTATAGGAGCCGCAGCACTTTTTGGTGTAATATCGGCTTTAGCAATTAAAACTGCAATTGCGGTAACAGTAGCTAGTGGAGGAACTAATCTTTTAGGAGCTGCGCTTATAGGAGGAACAGTTGCGGCAGGAGCTGCGGCTATAGGCATATCAGCTGGCTCAGGAGCCTTTGAAGATACGGATGCAGTATCAGCTACACCAGGACCAGGAAAGCCTCCTACACCTTATCAAAGTAACAATCCTACTTCTAATCCATATTCCACAAATAGGACTCAAGATTTACAAACTAGAATTTCCAATTTAGAACAAGAGCAAGTTTATGGAAACAGCAGTGCGTTTGCAAAACCTGTTAAAACAGCATCTCCAAAACCTGCAGAAATGGCTGAGGTTCCTTATTCTACCTCAAACCCTGCAGCTAGGGATTTAGAAGAATATAAAAGATCTTCTGCGTCTGCAGACACTCCTAAAAAGTCTGTTGTACAAAATAACATAGCACTGATAGTAGATGGAAAACAAATCGCCACGGCTTTGAATATGATACCAGACTTAGCTTAACAATAAAAAAATAATATAAAGTGCCACTTTTAGAACAACTAGTACAAAATTTAAATAACTATAGATACTATAGTGGAAAAGGTACTTTTAATGCCAACAATTTACGATACGGTAAAGATCGTCCTGGAGGAGGTAGCAGTAACCAACCTTTTGTCGTTAGAGGTATAGACACTAGATGGTCTCCTTCTAATTTTGATGATGGGTTAACTCCTTTCGGAATGGTAACGTTAGCCTCCCGAACTGCTTCTGATTTATCTAGGGTCACTCAATTTTTATATACTACTGTAAAAGGTCCGTTATTTCTTTTAAAACAAACAGGTCTTCAAAGAAGCAATCCAAATATCAAACAGATAGATGTTAATGTATTTGATAAAAAAATCATACCGACTCAATTATACAATCCTTTAGGATTAAACACACTGGCTCAAGTAGCTTTGGGGCCTTTAGGAGCCAGATTCACAAAGCACGGGTTAATTCCTCAGACTGAGAGTGAAAGAAGTTACGAGAAGTTTATACAAGATGAAGAAAGTGAAGGAAGAAATAGATTAAACAATTTAGTAAGAAAATTTTCAGACAAAAACCAAGATCAGAATGTTATAATGAAGTATGGTGGAGGCTCTGATTCTTTTTTAGGAATAGGAAATACTACTATAAATAGAGTACCAATTAAGGGCAGATTGGACTACGATAGTGTAGTTGATGTACAAAGTGGGTTTGTAAAAATACCTGTATCCAATTTGTATAAAATAACTAACACTCCTGCTAGAAATGTACCGGTAGATCCCACTAAAATACAAGAAGCAGAAGGGGAGTTGATAAATAGACCTCCTTTAGGACCTGATGATGCCCCTAATACATATAGCCTACAGTCTAATGCGGATTTTAGAGCTTATAAAAATGCTGTTAATAAAAAATTGGGAGGTAACAAGGGAAATGAACTTCCGACATCAAATTACGAACTATATAATCTAGAGAAACGAATAGGAGTATCAAGAGTGAGAACTGCTGCAGAAAGGCAAAAATATGATGCCCCAGCAGACACTGCTGACAGAATCAATCAAATATCTTTATACTATAGTAATAGCCCTAAAGAGGGAAAAGATATAAATGATCTCGATATATCCCCAGAGCGTATTAGAGATATAGTAAAATTTAGAATTAAGGTATATGATAATGATAAAGCATTGGATCCTAAAGGAAGTAGTTACGGAGTGTATATGGTGTTCAGAGCTTACTTGACAAACATAAAAAGGAATGTAAACTCCAAATGGGACCCTTATAAGTATGTAGGAAGAGGCGAATCTTTTTACGCTTATGATGGATTTACAGAAACCATAACATTTAACTTTACCATAGCCGCATCCTCCAGAGCTGAAATGAAACCTCTGTATCAAAAATTAAATTACCTTATTTCTAGTTTAACTCCGGATTACTCTTCTGCTGGTTTAATGAGAGGAAACATAGCTGAACTTACAATAGGAGATTTTATATTATACCAGCCTGGAATAATAACAACTTTAGATATAAGTATAGATGAGGACTCTAACTGGGAGATAGCATTACAAGAACCTGAAGCACAATCTAACGAAGTTGATGCAGACATGCATGAATTGCCTCAACTTTTAAAATGTAGCATGACATTTATACCTATATATAACTTCTTACCAAGAAAAAATGCAGAGGCTCCTTTTATAGGAATAGATGGTTTAGGTGAAAAGAAAGAAAGAAAGCAGTGGTTGAAAGGAATAAATGATAAATTAAAATAGAAATGTCTAGATACAGCAATCTCCCTATTATAAAAGAAAACCAGAATACTAGAAGATATATAAAAGCTCCTAAGTATCCGCAAATACCTTTTTCTGATCTAGACATATACATAGAAACAGTCTACGGAGATAGGCTTGATATAATAGCTTTTGATTATTATAAGTCTGTTGATTACTATTGGGTATTAATAGTTGCAAATAATTTACCAGGAGATAGTATATTTGTAAAGCCAGGAACACAGTTAAGAATTCCTTCTGATTTAGAAAGAATACTAGCAGATTACGAATCCCTAAACGGAGTATAAAATTTATGTCTATATTTAAAAGTACTTTCAAGCCCTTTGTAATACGTCAGATAAATGCTAGGCAAAGCCTTCTTAAACAAAAAGAAAGGCCTGTAGAGTTTGCTAAATACGTATCAGCTAAATCCCCATGGGTTAGAATGACTTCTTTCGTAGACTATAAAGGAAATTCTGATTTAGCAAAAAAGTACGTGTTAATGGGAGGTACTTTGTATAGTTTCAATACTGAGACTAACACAGTAAAAATGAGAGCTGGGTTAGGAGGTAAAGGAGGTTCTTATGGAAGCGATCTAGGAACAAACCAATATGGCATAAGACCTATGCCAGGTATAACAAATATTAGTGTTAGAAATGTAGCAGCTTACGGATCCTTATCAGAAGCTACAGTTCGTTTTTATGCTTGGGATGTAAGACAGTTGGAGGAGTTGAGTATATTATTTATGAGACCTGGCTATAAAGTTTTACTAGAGTGGGGATGGTCTATGTTCTTAAACACTTCTGTAAAAGACGATAGCCCTACAAAAAGAACAGATTATAAAACTTTAAACACTGAATATACAGATTTTAGAATAGACAATACTCCTTTTAATACAATAAATTGTTTTGATGAAAATCTAAATCAGGATATTATATATGAAAAGCTAATATCATTAAGACATAAGTACTCGGCTAATTATGATGGTCTTTTAGGGTATATAAAAAATTTTAATTATACACTACAAGAGAATGGATCTTATGAATGCACTACTGTGCTTATAAGCATGGGAGACGTTATTGACAGTATAAGAATTAATGATACGACAGGAATAAATGTAGGCCCAAATCAAAGTGCTACAATAACTCCAGAAGGTACAACATCCACAGATGGAACAGTCCCTGAAGAACAGCAAATAGATTATAGTGAAATAAAAAGTCAATTTGAGTTACTGTTTGATGAGTATTGTAAACTGAGCGACTCTAATCCAAGGAGTAATTCTCCTTTAATACTTGGAGTAGATAATTTAATTAAACCTGATCAAGCAAAATATATAGATAAGTACATCTATAAATACAACTCCGGATTTTCACTATCTCCAAATGCTGCATTAAGTCCATTGCAACAAGCCAGAGATAGTTTTAATTCAAACCTGGCCGGTAACCAAATACAGAGAGCTCTCTATGGAACTTCGACTACACCGACTACAAATACGACAGTAACGCCAACAGACTCCACCGCAACATCTCAGACAGAAGTAACTCAGCCAATACCAGTCTCTCAAGCTAATCCGGGAGATAAGAGATCTTATTACTATATACAGCTAGCATATCTAGTTCATATTCTAAATGTATTTAAAACTCTGTATCCTAAAAAAGGAGACAGTTTGATAAAAATAGAAATTCCATCAGATCCGACAGATTTAACATCGTTATCAAATGGACTATGCCAAGCTTCTTTTAATTCTATATCAATAGATCCAAATGTAGCAGTTATTAGAAATAGTAAAGCAATTCTATTTACTGACCCCTCAGGTAACAAAGGATACAGGCCGGAAATATTTAAAACAGAAACACAAGCATTATCTGGCCCCGCTCAGGCAGACTACAATATGAGGGAGTACCTTTACTCAAATACTAATTTTGGACAAATAGGAAACATATACGTAAATATAAAAACTATAGTATCTATATACAAAAGTCAGATAATATCTAATAACGGATTTGTATATTTAGGAGAGTTCTTATCTAAAATACTTGCTGATGTATCATTTGCTTTGGGATCTATAAATGATTTTGATAAATTTGTAGCAGATAATAGGATATGCCTAATAGATAAGCACTACACAGAACTCCCTGCTGATTCTAGAGTTGACACTAAGTTCAAAATAAATGTGGCAGGAAACTCCTCTATTGTCAGAAAGCATAAGATAGAATCTAAAATATTCCCATCACAAGCAACTATGATAGCAATAGCTGCTCAAGATAGACAGAATATAGCTTCTATTCAAACTTCAACTTATAATTACTTAAATGAAGGACTTAAAGATAGGCTATTTGGAGATATAACTAATGAAAGAGGCGGAACATTACAAGAAGATGTAGTGAATAAAAAGAATATGCTAAATTCAATATTAGTTTTAATTCAATACGTTAACAACTATGTAATGGTCAATAGAACTATAAGTGCTTATTATAGTTCTAATATAACAGCTATGAATGGATATCTCAATACATTACTAGTAGAATTAGAAGGGGGCACAGACTATAAAGCGGTTGTACCAATATCTGTAGATCTTGATATTGATGGATTATCAGGATTAACAATAGGAGAGATATTTACAGTTGATAAGAGAGTATTACCAAAAGACTACAGTGATAAATCTGTAGGATTTATAATAACTAATGTAGCTCATGAAATTATAACAAATTCTTGGATAACTAAGATACAAAGTCAAATGTGTATACTAGACCAAGAAGAAAAACAATTAAAGTCCCTTCAAAAA